TGAAGATTTATCTCGTACAGTTTTGATTGAGGAAATACCTCAGTTCTAATAAATCCTACCAAGAAGGGCTCCCTTTAACTCCCACCTTTAGGGAGCCCTCCTTAAACTACAGGTAATTGAATTAGGATATGTTTCCTAATTGCTGGCTCTTCGATGAGAATTTACCTGCTAATAAAACCAAATAAAATAACTACATATGGGCAAGATTGGAAAAATCTCAACGCTGAAAAAAGAGTATAATAACTCTCAACTGCAAACTATGCAAGGTGGACTTGCTACCAAAGGCTTAACAAGAATTCCTGGTACAGGAGTATTTAAGTATCCTTACAAAGAACTTGATGGTCAGTATAGAACAGGATTAGATGCTAATGCTGGATATATTAGACGTATTTCTGACCCTCTTGAAAGAGAGATGGAAATTGAAAGAGTTACAGAATTAAAAGCAAAGTTAGAGACAGCTCTTGGTGATGTTAACCTAGGACCTAGATCATCTTTCTGGAATTACGGAATGTCTACTTCAACAGAAGATGTACTACATGTACAAGCTGTTAAACTTACAGATGGTGATAATTATTATGATTTAAGTAATCCTTTCCAAGAACTAGCATTTGCATGGTTGAGAGTTCATCCAACTATTGCTTCTAGCTATCAGGCTTGGGAAAGAGGTGACTATCCTGCTGACATTCAGTTTTATGTTGCAGACGATGAGATTGAAAATGCAATTCTATTTAAGAAGAAACAATTGATCAATAAAGCAATTAGCAAATTTGATGCAATGACTCCAGAGAAGAAAAAGAAAGTTGCAAGACTTCTTGGACTTCCAATATCAGATGATAGTAAAGAAGAAGTTGTATACAACCTAGTGGATAATATTTTGAAAGAAACAGAATTCAAAGGTGGTAAATTCCAAGGACTTTCAACTGTAGAAGTATTTAATAGATTTGCAGACATGAAAGAGAACTTGCTCCATATTAGAGATCTTGTTAAACAAGCTGTCACTCATTCTGTATATAGAGTAAAACCTAATGGTAGAATTTATGAGGGTGATTATGAAATAGCTGTTGACGAAGATGCATTGATTAAATTCCTTGCTGATGATGATAACCAAGATGAGTTGCTCACATTAGAAGGAAAACTTAAAACAAAGAAACTCGCTTCGATATGATACCAGTAGATAGTTTATTATATAAGATCGATCAGAAATTAAATAAACTATCAACAAACGAACATCAGCAAATTCCTTTAGAAGATAAAATTTTAGCTTTAAATGAAGCTCAGATAAAGCTGATAAAACAAAAGGTTGATGGTCAAAGTACAATTTCAGGATTAGGACTTGACGCTTTTAAAAAGCGTTATGAAGATCTTCAAAGTCTTGTAGTTACTTACAATAACCAACCTTTAGATTTAAAGATAAAGAACCTTGAGTTAAATCAATGGTTTGCTCCAACAAATGTTTTAGTACCTAAATACATGTTCTATATAGATAGTTATGTATTGGCTGATAAAGGAAGATGTAAAGATAGGAAACTTTGGATTAATAGAGAATTAGCAAAGCATGGTGATCTTTCTCTCATATTAACAAATGATCATTATAAACCATCATTTGAATATCAAGAAACATTTAACTTTCTTTCTTCAGATGAGATAAGTATATTTACAGATGGTACATTTACACCAACTAAAATATATTTGAGCTACATGAGATATCCTAAATATATAAATAAAGAAGGATATATAATGTTAGATGGTGAACCATCATTTGATCAAGACTGTGAATTAGAATTATATCTGGAAGATGAACTTCTAGACCTTACAGTACAAAATCTTGCAATGTATACAGAGAATGCTCCTGCTGTACAGTCTGCACAATATAGAATACAAACAAACGAGTAAACAATTAAATTAAAATAAAATGGCTGATTTTTCATTAACTACCCTCTTCGTAGTTCCAGTAGGAAACACACTCCCTAGCTCTGGTTCTACTCAGAATTTGACCGCTGGTCAATTTGGTGTTTTCACTAACACCTATGCTGTTGCCAATGCTGGTAATATAGCAACTGGTCCTTATTTCTACTTAGCTCAAGGTAGAACAAATACTTACTTACAAGGAAGCAAAAGATCTGATAAGATTTCTGCTGCTAACGTAACTGAATGGTATAAGGTTACAGGTTCTCCTGTTGCTTCTAACCAAGTAACTGAAGTTATTAACTTTCACGTTACTCCTGGTACTGATGTAACTTTAACCTTACGTGCTCATTCTAGTTACATTGACACTTTGTATTTCAATGGTTTCACTCGTTCAGTAACTGTGAAAGCTCCTTGTCTTGCATGTGGTGCTGATCCTTGTGCTGAGGTTGATGTTCCTGCTTTGATTGACAGATTGATTTATCAATTAAATTTGAAAGCTCCAGGTAACAACCCAGACAACATTTCTTTCAGTACTTTCTATCAATTCCAACGTATTGGTAATGATGCTAGTGCTAAATTAGTTATCTCTGGTAAACCTTTAACTAAGTATGGTCAACCTTGTGATGTTGCTGCATTCCCTTGGGAATATGATCGTATGTACTTCCGTACATTCATCTATCCTGGACCTGCAACTACTGCTGATTTCATTGTTGCTGATAATTGCAATATTATCGCTAACCCTGTTATCACACAACGTGCTTCTTATGTTGCTGGTACTTCTGCTGAAATTCAACAATTAGAAAAGAACTTCTATAGCTACCAAGCTGGTTATTTGAAGCATCTTTACAGAATGGTTGGTTACAACGAAAACTTTGAAAGCTGGGTTACCGATGGTACCACTTACAACACTCTTTACATTAAATTTAACAACTGGGATAAATCTCTTTATCAATGGGGAGATTATATTCATGAAGATTCAATGGTTATTATTGCTGCTCCTCAATCTTTGAGTGGTGCAATTGAAACTTTGTTGTCAGTTGCTTTAGGTACTCCAGTTAATGATAGTGCTCCTATCACTTCAACTACTAGTACTACAACTACTGTTTGGCCTTCTACTTCAACAACAACTACTTTGATTCCATAAGAAGAAAGGTAATTAATATCATATAACCTATGCCAGAGGGTGAGAGGAAACTCAAATTCCTCTGGCATTATTATTTTAAAAAATATGGCAGATCTCAAATTAGAAATATTAGTAGTACCTACTTATAATACTTTAACATTAGGTATTGCTGATGCATCTACCTATCCAGTTGTCCCTGCTGTAACATCTCCCACTATTGAAATAACTGTTCCAGGTTTTAAAGTGGTTTCTCTTCCTTTTAATATTAATGACTTTAATATTTTTAATTCTACATCTTTAGGACTTACAGCAGTGGGTGAACCTTTGCTACCTCTACCAGATGGTGTATATTATTTAAGATATTCTGTTACTCCTGCATATGTAAATTATGTAGAGAGAACAATTATGCGTACTGAAGTTATTCAAGAAAAGTTCGATAATGCATTTATGAAATTGGATATGATGGAATGTGATCTTGCTATTAGGAAACAACAAAAAATTAATCTTAACAGCATCTATTATTTCATACAAGGATCTATTGCTGCTGCTAATACTTGTGCTGTAGATACATCAAATAAGTTATACACTCAAGCAAATAATATGTTAAATAACTTTATAAAAAATAACTGTTATTGCACAGGTAATAATTACGTAAACAATAATTTATATTAATATGGCAAACTGTACAGCATGTGGAGTTCAAGTTGGCTGTGGATGTCAACTAGTAAATGGAATGTGTTCAGCATGTAATTATGCTGCTAATCAAATAAAAAGATTTAAAGATGATGTTATCACCAAGGCTTACGAATTGTATAGAATGTTCTAGTATACCTGCACTTCTTGCAGACATTGATTGCAAATTATCAATTCTTGCTAATGATGCATATAACAATATTGTATTTATATTGAACAGACCTATTCCTGATGTAGTAATTGGTGATTTACTAAACTACAAAAGAATATTAACATACAAGTATTGTAACCCAGATTATGCTGTTCATTATTCAGTGAAGATGATAGCAAGTAAAGTAAAACTTTTAATTAATAAATAAACTATAATAAATGAGCAATTGTTCGAACTGTTATAATGGATGTACTGAGATTGTCTCAGATCAATGTGTAAGATATACAGGACTAGATGTTCCTGTTTTAGGAATTAAAACTGGTGACTCTCTATCATATGTTGAACAAGCATTGATTACCTTTCTAACATCTACATTAGATGGAACAGGTATTGTCATCACTATACCTCCAGCAAGCTATTGTGCATTAGTTAATAGCTTCCTACCAACTTGTGGTGATATCACTGCTGTTTCTTTATTTGAGGCTTTAATTAAGTCTGCTTGTAGTCTTCAAACACAAGTTAATGCAGTTGCTGCTGATATTGCTATCTTAAATGCTGATTATTCAGTTGGTTGTCTTACAGGTGTAACTAGTTCTTCTGATACACATGCAGTTGTTCAAGCTATAATTACAAAGCTTTGTCAAATAGATGTTAGTCTTACAGCTCTTGCTTTAAACGTTTCTACAAATTATGTAAAGCTTTCGGATCTTGATGCATTAATTCAAGCTTACATTAATGGTACAACTACTAGTACACAATATTATACAAGAATGGTTCCATATACAGTTGTGGAATATTACGGAAGTCTTTCTTATTTTAATTCTACAGGTGTTGGTAATCCACTACTTGGTTTTCAAGATATCTATTTATGTAATGGTTTAAATGGAACTCCTGATAAAAGAGGACGTGTTCCTGTAGGTGCTATACAATTAGTTCCTGGACCTGCATTATCTGCTGCTGTCAACCCTGCATCTTCTGTATATAATTTTAATTATGCTGTAGGAAATACGTATGGTTCAAATTCTATTACATTAGACGGTACACAAATTCCTGCACATACACACAATGCAGTTAGTACAAGTGTTGTAACAGACCCTGGTCACCATCACTTTGCAGGACATACTCCACAACAATGGGGTGCTTCTGGTACTATAGGAATTACTAATGAGAGTCCATATAATGTTCAAACTACTACATCTACTACAGGAGTAACAGTGGCTACAACAACAGTTAATAGTTCTTTTGGTGGTGGACTTGCACATAGTAATGCTCAACCTGCTCTTGCTTGTTATTACATAATGTACATTCCTACAGTTACCCCTTAAATTAATTTTCCTATGTCTTGTTTACCAGGAATGCCTTGTTATGGTCCAGAGATTTATGCATTTTATCCAAAAGGATGTTGTGGTGAATCTTTGACTTGTCCAGTTAATTCTGATATTGTTATATATTCAGGACCAAACTTACCAAGTACAGGAATTAACACTAACGACTCTCTCACTGTAGCATTACAGAAAATAGACGTAGCTCTCAGTAGTGATGTTTTAATAAATACAATTTTAACAGGTATTGCTACTAATCCAGCATTACAAGTTGCTTTTTGTGCATTAGTGCAGCAGTGTGCATATGGTCCTACAACTACAACAACATCCTCTACTTCTTCTACTTCTTCTACAACTACAACTACAACTAGTACATCAACTACTACAACCACTACTACAATACCTCCTACTACTACAACTACAACTAGTACAATATTTCCTTATACAATAGGAGATGCTTATGGAGGGGGTAAATTAGCATATATTTTACAACCTAGTGATCCTGGATATATTTCAGGACAAACACATGGTTTAATTGCAACAGTTGCTGATATTTCTAGTTCTGCTATATGGACATCTGGAGTTGGTAGTCATGTAACTACTAGCAATCTAATAGGAACAGGAAACCAAAACACAATTAATATAATAGCTGTGGATTCAACAGCAGGAATTGCTGCTAGACTCTGTGGAGACTTGGTTCAAGGAGGGTATTCCGATTGGTACTTACCAAGTGAAGATGAATTGAATAAACTTTATTTAAATAGAGTGGCAATTGGTGGTTTTACTCTTGATTCATATTGGAGTTCTACACAAGAAAACACTATTGATGGTGGATTTACCCAAGCGTTTTTCCAGAATTTTTCTAGCGGTAATCAAAATTATGCTAGTAAAGGTAATCCATTAAATGTTCGTGCTATTCGTTCTTTTTAATAAACCAAATAAATAAATAAATAATATGTTAACAGCTATAATAACACTAACTACTGCTGGGGCAGATACAGGAAACTTTAATCTATATTCAAATGTAGATGGATATACAGCAGCCTTTGAAACAGGTATAGCCAAATCTTCTCTTGTAGCTGGATATACATCGTATTTAGTTCCAAATTCCACTACAACTATAAGAGTTAAATCTAATGCTACGTGTACAAATTATATAGATATATCATTGGCAACTATCACTACAACAACTACCACTACTCTACCACCTGTTCAAGCAACAATAAACGTTCGTACACAAGATAAACCAGATTATACAGCATACATAGATGTAGTGTTCCCTGGAACCTTACTTGATTCTTTAAGTGTTAGTGGTACTGTTCAAGGATACACTGATACAGGATGTTCAGTGATGTCTGATACAGGCACCTTTGCAACTACACTAAATACTGGATTTCCTGGTTATGTCTTTGTAGCTCTTAGTGGTAATCCACATAATGACTGGCAAAGTAGAAAATTTTCAAATTTAGTAATAGCAGGTCAGACAATAGTAACTAATCCACAAGATATAATAGTGGGTGGTAACACATATACAATAACAGGATATGGTCTTTGTGAGACTCTATAAATAATAAAAAACTCTGTTTTATTGGTTTTACAGGGTTTATCTCCTAGAGTTTCTACTCTGGGAGTTTTTATTTATAACCAACTTGATTAAACTATATAACTAAATAAGTTAAATTAATTTGGTAAATATAAAAATTAATACGTATCTTTGGGCTAATTTAACTAAACTAAACTAAATATGTCAGAAAATCAACAACTGTTACAACAACTTGAAAAACTTTTAGGTTGGAAAAAAAGTAAAAAGTTCTATGCTGAAAAGCTTGGAATTACAGAAAATGAGGTTGATGAATTATTAAATGAATTAAGAAATAGAGAAACTGTACAAGATGATGCTGAGGTTGGAGTTTATATTAATGAACTAGAGGAACAGATATTAAAATATGAAGAAGATCTTATAAAGGGAACAGGAGAAGTTGTTATCAATTCCAAGAATGAAATTAAGAGTCTAGATGAATTGATTGAAAAATGTAATATTGATACATCTAAATGGGAAATAACTAAATATGTCCAGAACTATTGGGGTAATGGCGAAACACCTCATTGGCAAGTTAAAGCTTGGTTAGGTAAGAAGAAAACAGAAGAAGTTTTTCAGGATGCATTTGTAGAATTCCTATCTACATATGAACCAGTCTCTCCAGAAATGGTTGAGGTAAAATATACTCCAGCAAAAAGAAATGGTTGTATTATTATCAATAAACAAGATAGCCATCTAAACAAACATGATATAGATGGAAATAATAATATTTATGATAGATTTGCAACTATCATGTATAAGGTGGAAGTTATATTAGCACAAGCTAATATGTCTAATAATCTTTCTCAAATTAAATATATAATTGGTTCTGATGAGTTTAATAGTGAGTGGACAAATATGACCACCAAAGGAACTCCTCAACAGAACATATGTTCATATCAAGATTCATTTAAACTAATCTGTGAACATGAGGTGTTAATGACATCACTGTTGCTACAATACTCAAATGATGTAGAAATTATATATGTAGCTGGAAATCATGATGAATATGTAGGATGGCATTTAGTTAGTTGGTTACAAACATATTTTAGAAATGAACCTAGAGTTACATTTGATGGTTCTCCTAAATATAGAAAATACGTAAGCTATGGTGAATCAGCATTAATGTTTAATCATGGAGATGCAATTAAACCAGCTAAACTTGCAGCATTGTTTCCAATGGAATATAGAGATTCTTGGAGTGATCATTCCAATTTCTACATATTCACTGGAGATAAACATCATGAAGTGAGTCATGATTTTAATGGAATTAAGTTTTATCAAATTCCTTCTTTCTCAAACGCTAAAAGTCTTTGGGATGATAAGAACGGTCACACAATGTCCAAAGCAGAAGTTACAGCATTCCTAATAGATGAATTTGATGGAATGACAAATATATTCAAACAATATTTATAATGGCAACATTAAGAAAAGTAGTTTCAGATGTGCGTTCAATGCACAAATTGTTATCAACAGATAACCTCATCACTGATAGAGTGGTGGCATCTGAGATTAGAAATAACACTTTATTATTAGTTAAGAGAGAAACAAATCTCAGAAAGCTTTGGGCTACTGATACATTGTTTACCACCATTCCTTGTTTAGAGATGGTGGAAGTCTCTATTTCTGAATGTTGTGAATATGTAGATCCCTGTTCAATTGGAAGAAGTAGATTTAAACTTCCACGTATAGCTGAGGGAAACTATCAATATATTATACAAGGAGTTTATTCAATAAATGCATTAAGTGGTGTTGGTAAGAAATTAAAAGAAATTACAATCAATAGATATGTAAATCTAATAAAACTTCCCATCATTAAGAATGAAGAATACTATTGGATTCAGAATGATTATCTATATATTAACAATCCTTTATTAAAAGCAATAAGAATTTCTGCTTTATTTGAAGAAGATGTTCCTAATGAAGTAATGTATCCTGAATGTGGTTGTGGTGGACATGAACCCAATCTTGAAGACTTTTGTAAAAATCCTCTTGATAAAGAATATGCCCTACCTGGATATTTGCAAAACCAGGTGTTAGCTCTCACATCACAAAAGCTTCTTGCTACATATTTTAGAATCAATGATGATAAAACATCTGATAATAAAGATGATCAAGTAAGTAAACAGTAATGAGAGTAAAAACTGACTGGAGAAGTTCCAGTAAAGAAAACTACAACAATTTCTGCAAAAAGCATCCATCAATTAAAATTACATTTGATGAGTGGAAGAATATCGTTTATTCTTTCAATGAGTCTTTCAAAAATTATATATTAGAAACTGGAGAGAGAGCAAGGCTCCCTTTTGGTTTTGGAGAATTCTCAATCAATAAGAAGAAGAGAAAGAAGATAAAAACAAATAATGGAAAAGAATTCATTAATCTTCCTATTGATTGGCAAAAGACTAAAGCAAAAGGTAAAGTGATATATAATTTTAATTACCACACTGAAGGTTATTTCTTTGGATGGGTTTGGTTCAAAGAACGTGCAAGAATAAAACATTTAGAGTTTTGGTATTTTAAACCCTCTCGTACCACCTCAAGACTCTTGGCACATTACATTAACACTGATGAAAAATATCAACATATTTATTCTGAATGGCGAAAATAATATATAAATGTCATACTACTACAAATACAATTTTACAACTCCTGAAATAGTTTATTCAACCGTAAAGGAAGAATTAAAAAGTTATTTTGACACTGGAGCAATAGATGATCTAATGTTCCCAACTTATGCAGACAAATGTCTTAGGAAGTTAGGCAGAAGTTCATATGTTATAGCTGAACAAATTCTTTATATAGAGGGTTATGAGGCTAGACTTCCAGATAACTTCTTTGCTATGAGAGAAGCATGGATGTGTGCAGAAGTTCCTCAATATCCATATCAATCAGCAAATTCATTTTATTCTCAAGCTGCATCCCAAACAACAATACAAGTTTCTCCAATTACATATGGGGGACCTGCTTGTTCTAATGTTGGATGTACCGATCCTCAGTGTGGTGGAGAATGTATGCCTGAATTAATTCAAACTGTATATAAAACAAATAATCAAGTAGCACGATCTTTCACACAGTCCTATCTACTTAAGCCAGGAAACATATCTGCTAGAAGAAATTGTTCTTTAGATTATAACAATAATCCAGAAGCTTATGGATACAATGGTGTTGCTAATAACTCATCATCTCCAGGATCTTCTTCTGTTGATTCATTTGACATTAGAGATAACAAATTTGTTACAAACTTTCAAAGAGGTGTAGTTCAAATTATATTTTATGCTAATGAATATGACACAGCAGGTAATCAAATGATTCCTGATAATTTTCGTGTAAGGGAATATATAGAAGCATTTATTAAATATAAAATGTTTGAGACTTTATCTAATCAGGTGAATGATGAAACATTTCAACAGATTCAGCAGAAGCTAGTTTATTATAAACAACTTTCAGAAGAAGCCTTTATTATGGCAGATATTGAAATTAAGAAGCAAGATGTGTACGCTAAACAAAGAAGAGTTACACAAGATTTGAATAGATTGAACATGTACGAATTACCAAACAGAACTAATAGATATGGCTGGAGAAGATAATAATCAAGCTGGCAATGTTATACCAGAATATAATAATGCTACTACAGGTTTAAATTTAGATCAAACTGTTAATCAGATTCCTAAAGGTAAACTCACGTATGCATTAAATGCTGCTGTTGAAAACTTTGACTCAAACTCTGTTAATTATCAGAATGAGCCAGGGAATGAATTTTGCCTACTCTTTCCTACAAATTATCATTTGATAGGTGAGCATTTTATTGCTGAACAAAATAAACATATATTCTTTTTAGTGAATCCTGGAACAGGAGGATCTCAAATTGGATATATGGATAACAATGATTGCATCTATCATATTTACATAGATGCTCCTTGTTTAGCATTTAATATAGATTATCCTATACATAAAATTGTACACAAGATTACCAATTGTACAACAGAAATCTACTGGACTGATGGACTTAATCCTAGAAGATATTTAGATCTTAATAACATTCCATATATAATAGCTCCTGGGGCCACTCTCTGTACTCCATCTTATTTAAATGAAATTGATTGTAATCAACTCAAGATGCAACCTAATTTCAGTATTCCTAATTTAGCTATTACACATATTGACACTGGGGGAGATCTCACTGCTGGCACTTATCAATTTGCTATACAATATTCTGATGCAGCTGGTAATCCATACACTTCTTATTATTCTGTCACTAATCCAACTCCTATTGCTAATCCTCAGATAACTACACTTGAATTTAATTATCAAGTGGGTAGATCTATTGTATTAAATGTCAGCAATTTAGATGTTACAGGACAATGGCAATATTTTAATTTAGCAGTAATTAAAACTGTTAATGCTATTTCTTCTGTAGAATTAGCAGGCACATATTTTATTGATCAAGCTAATAGAAACATTACATACACTGGTCAGAATGTAACACAAATAAAACTGACTATTAATGATATATTTGAAAAATATCCATATTATGAAATTGCTCAAGATCTTACAGCTGTTCAAGACATACTTGTATGGGATCAACTTACCTCTATAGATAGAATTAACTATCAGGGTATTGCAAATCAGATTTCTCTTCAATGGGAAACTTATAAAATTCCAGCTACAGAAAATTATTCAAATGCTCTTAATGCTACAAATCTAAGAGGTTATCTTAGAGATGAGGTGTATGCATTTGAGATTGTTTTTCTTTTAAGAAATGGTAAACAAACTGATGGATTTCATATTCCAGGAAGAGTGATGGGATTTAACGAATTCTCTCAACCAGACGTTCCTACAACTAATCCAGACTTTATAGGTGAACCAACTTACTATCAAGGAGATACAGGATATAGTCCGTATTGGAAAATATATAATACAGCATCTGTAACTGGAGCTGCTTTAGGAGATCCAATTGGAAATGCCACACCATATCAGTATGGTGAATTTGCTTATTGGGAATCAACAGAACTTTATCCATGTAATGTAGATGTTTGGGGAACTCTTGCTAACACTCCTATTAGACATCATAAATTTCCTGATGTTTTAGTTAGTCCTATATTTGAAACTCCTACATTAGTGTATAGTGGAGGTCAACTTGCACCAGTGATACAAACTGCTGATGCTGTCTATCCTATTGGTGTTAGAATAAACCCTCAACAAATAAGTCAATTAATTGGCTCATCAAATTTAACAGCAGATCAAAAAGCAGACATTGCTGCATATAAGATTGTAAGAGGAGATAGAAGTACAAATAAATCTATTGTTGCTAAAGGTATATTAAGAAATGTTGGTCAATATACAAGAGAGAAAACTAATTTCTTCTATCCCAACTATCCATACAATGATCTTAAAAAAGATCCATTTCTTCTTTCAGACAGTAATTCATACACTGCACAATGTCAAACTTATACAATAACTCCTAATATTAACAACACTCTACTTTATATAGATTGTAATACTAACCAACCTGCAACACGTACATATCTTGCTTCAGCTGGTTCATTTGAAATATGTTCTTTAGGAAAACCAAGTTTTCAAACTACTGACCCATCAGGAACTATCTCTCTATCTAATTATAGTACATATCGTCTTAATACAGCATTTCTTAAAGGAAATAGGTATTCTTGGGTGAGTCCTGTAGATGGACTACATACAGAATGGGTTGATGCTAATTCAACTCCACAAGTAAACTCAATAACTGTTCCTATAAACATATCAAACAATGTTGGATCAGGAGTTGATTTTGTTTCTAAAACTACAGGAAAGCTTGTTTGCAATACAGATGGTGGAAACTTAAGTGGATTCACTGATGGTTCTAAATATAGAATGGTATTTAATTCACCAGAGACTTCTTTTGGACAACCATTCTTAGGTGGTGTTCTTAAATTAGAGAGTGCTATTTTTGGTGCAGGAAATGCTCATTTTGTAAAAGTTCAAAAGAATGCATTCTATAAATTACTGACTAAGGAAGCTCAAAGTGATGCATTAACATCTAGTGCTGCATTAGCAAATATTACTAATCCATTTAATGCAGGAGCAATGTTCACTGCATATCAAGCCTATCTCACTATATATGTAAATGGAATAACAAGAAAAAACTATGCTTATTCTTTTAACTCAATAGCTAGTTATGACTATTCTGCAAGTATTGCTAATAGTGGTATTAAACAAAGAGAACTTGATCTTTATCAATATCTTATTCCAGGTGTACAGAATGTAGGAGACACTTATAATATTAATAACTTTAGTAGAGAATCTTCTGTTTATTTAAAGACAGCTACAGAAAGATTTAAAACTTCATATCCTGCTCTTCCTTTTCCTAGTGATACACCAACACTTGCACCTGGAGGAACTAGTGTTATTTCTGATTATTCAAGATTTACTATTTCTGAAACAGCTAATTGTTTAACTCCTGAACAAGAACAACCTATAAAGGTTGTCTCTTATTATGGATCTTTAAAAAATACATTTGTTAACCAATGGGGACAGATGTATTCTTATAATACAATTGATACAGGCTTTCAGAGAAGTTTAAATTCACTTACTAAATATTCCACTGATGTAGTATTTGGTGGTGATACATTTATTAGTAGATTTGCATTTAAAACAAAGCTTCCTTTTTTTATAGATAATAGAGTGGGAGCTCCTGATGATTCAGATGTATTTTATGATGAGATAGGTAATGTTGCCTATCCAAAATACTGGCATTCTGCTAGATCTGTATTAAGTGATTTTACTACAACTAGTACTAATCCATCTGGTACAGTTGAGTTTAAAAATATCATTTCATACAAGGCTCATAATTTTGATTGTCCTAACACTCAAGAACCTAAAGATAATAATCCTGGCAGGACATTCTATGATGGAAAGTTTTATTTATTTGCATATGGTATTCCTTCATTCTATTGTGAGTCTTCTATTAATGTAGATCTTAGACAAGCATTTAATAATAAAGAGGGAGATTTCTTTCCACATGTAAGTACAGGTATTCCAGATAACTGGTTTCAACAAAGTGTTGTGCCTATTGCTTTTGATAATACATATTATTATAATATAACATTTTCTAAACAGAATAAAGAAGATTTTTTCTCACATCTTCCTCCAGATTGGAAAGCACAACTTTGTTTTACAAATTATCCATTTAGAGCAATTTATTCTGATACGCAAGAAGTGAATGCTGATAACAGAGTTAATAACTGGTTATCATATTCTCCAGTGGCAATGTTTGATTTTCCACAGAACTATGGAAAACTAACATCACTAGATGGTATTCAAAATAAAGCTATTCTTGCTAGATTTGAAAATAAGAGTCTTTTGTATAATACAATGCTCACTGTTCAAACTAGTAATCCTCAAGCTGCCTATCTTGGTAATGATAGTTTATTTAGATCAGCTCCTCCAATTGATTTTGCTGAAACTGATCTTGGATATGTAGGAAGTCAAAACAAAATGTTATTAAAGATTCCTCAAGGACAAATAACAATAGATGCTAAAAGAGGACAAGTTTTTTTAATATCAGGTAATCAAGCACAAGATCTTTCTGCATTTGGATCTGGACTTAATAGATTCTTTACAGATCATTTAGCATTTGAGATTCTTAGATATTTCCCTGATAGAGAAGAGATTATAAACAATGAAAGAATAGTTACTAAGGGAGTGGATACAGATAATCATTTCAATGGCTGTGGTTTACATGGTGTATATGATTCCAAATATGATAGAGTTATAATATCAAAACTTGACTATATTCCATTAAATGATAAAATTAAATACAATAGTGTTACTAGAGACTTTTATATTATTGAAAATCCTACAACAGCACCACTTATAAAAATTGTAAATCTCACTGATTCTGAATACTTCTGTAATAAATCTTGGACACTTTCGTTCAACATGAATACACAGAGCTGGATTTCTTTTCATAGTTATATTCCTAATTTTTATATAGCTGAGAATAATTTCTTCTATTCTGGACTTAATGAAGGATGTGATCTTGAAGCACTTGCTATTAATGAAGTGCCTATTACTAGTACTACAACTACCACTCGTAAACCATTGCCTCCAGAACCTACAACTACAACCACTAGTACAACACGTGATTGTCGTTTAACAGGAACTGGAACAGAGATAGATTGTCGTTTATCAGGAACAGCCATTAAACAATCTGATTGTAATTTAGCAGGAATGGCATTACAAGTTACAACTACAACAACTACAACTATATTACCATAATAAAATAAAATGGCAAAAACAATAATAGTAAAATTAACAAAAGCTGGAAACAGAACTGGTCCTTTCACTATATCTGATAATCTAGGAAACGTACTTGGAACTAATATTCCAAAAAGTGCTGTTATATCTGGAATCAGTTATAGTGTAGATGATCTTGTTAGTGTAATTATTATCCAATCTACAGGTAGGTGTAAGGTGACTAAAATGCTTCCTATAACAAGTCTTAATGTAATACAAATAGCAGCTATAAAGTTTGAAGAAACTAATACAGCTTCTATATGGAGACATTTAACTAACACCATATTATATAATACATACTATGGTAATATAGAACCATATGTAATTGAATATCCATTTAGTTATCAATTTCATGATGAGATTTTGCAGAATGTAAAAGACTTTACTAAAGCTTATAAATACCTACCTATTCCAGATGGAGTGTTTAATTACAATGCACGTGTAGAAACAAATGATAGATGGTTTAATAAAGCTATTCTTTATAATGGTCAACAATGTTCTGGATTATTAGAACTTGTACCAAAACCAGCACACAATTTAAAAGACTATTTAAAATACCCAATGTACAATGAAGAAAGCAAAACCATCACTTATACTAAGAGTGATAGTTTCTATCAATACAATACATTTTGGTCATTAATAAAAAGTTCACAAATCCCTATGTTTAATGTAAGCTGTGAATCTTTATCTATAGACAAAGTATTAAATCAATCTAATATGGACTATGGTAAACGTTCTTTTAAAAAATCTCCTCTTAGATCTAAGTTTCTTCTTGTTAGACACATATTAGATAATAGTAGTGATACACATCTTACTTCTGGATTTATTATTACACCTGCTCAAATATCATATAAATAATGGCTAGTAAAGTAACATGTTCAAATTGTGGATGGTCTTGGAATAAATCAGATTCCAGTAAAAAAGATATGTATGTATGCCATCAATGTGGAAGAGATAATAGTAATAAGAGTGAAAGATGGTTAGACAAATATGATGATGGTGGCACAATGCAAGAGCATCAAGAAAACTATAATGATTATAGTGTATCTGCTCCAGAAGGAATGCAAGGTGATGGATATAGTAATGTTGGTAGAGATTATTCTCCAGCATGGGGTGGACAATTTCAAATGGGAGGAAGTCTTCCAGGTGCTGTAGGATTTACATACGCACGTACACAGGGATCTGCTCCTGCTAATGGTAAGTATACAAAAAAGACAAAAGCTTCTGCACAGAATGGACAAGAGATGTCTTATTATCAACATGGTCTTGATTTCAAAACAAAAGGAATGAAGAATGGTGGATGGTTAGATATTCCACAAGCACAAAGAGGTAATAGTATATTCAAAGCTCCCATTACTCCAGAGTACACACGTGGATATGATAGTTTTAAAAGTCCAGAAGCTTTAAAAAATGAATTTATAAATAAAGAAGCTGCTAAAAAAGAAACTGCATATCGTGAAAACTTTATAAATAAAGAATCTGTAAGACCAGCAGAAGCTAAACAATCAGTTACGTCTAAAGGTTGGGATGTACTTACACATCCTATGACAGCTTTATCATATAAGGTTAAAGGTCAAGAGATACCTGATTATTTTTCAAGAGGAGAAACCAATCCTTATGAACTAGCTGTTGATATAGTTAACCCTTTTACATATGCAGAAAGTGTAGCAAGTGTTGTTCCTCAAACTGCTGACATGATTAGAGATCCTAATTTGAATAAGGTTTTACCATTAGCAGGAAGTATTTTACAAAATTTACCAGTAGCACATGGTGCAATGTCTGAAATAAATAGACTAAGTCCATATTTTAAAAAAGGTCTTGATACATGGAAAAAAACTTCTGATATTGAGAACAAAGCATTGAGACTAAAAAATGCTATCTATTCTGGTTCATTGGCAGAAGAATTACCAGGTGATAGACTTCATCATTCTTTTTTTAATATGACTCCTGAACAAGTTTCTGAAGCGTTATCAAAAGAAAAATTATATGCAAAACCAGGAGATGCATTAGGAGATCTTAACATGAGTCTTAACTCATCTCCTTTATACTGGGCAAGTGCTTCAAGAGATCTGAAAAAGTTTCCATTAGTTCGTACAGGAGAATTTCAACCTACCAATCAATTTGGTTGGAAAGGAAAAAGTATATACAATGCTATTCCTGAAGAAGTAAAAAGTAAATATTCTACTGAGCTTCAAAACTTTGCAAAAGAAAAAAATGGTCTTGAAAATGAATTAAAAAGAGTAACTGATGATGAACACAAAAGTTTTATAAAGAAAAGATTAAAACGTCTTATTGATCAAGATCCTACTAAAAAAATTTTAGAAAATATTTATCATGAATCACCTGAAGCAGCTAATCAGTTTCTTACTAACTACAAGCCTTCTATGGATAGATTTATTCGTACAAGTAATGAGGCTTCTGGTTTAAATTTTCCAATGACAGAAACAAAATTTGCTGGATATAATGTACCAACTGGAATAAATATCAAAAATCCAAATGCAAGAATAAAAAATATTTTATCTGAAGGGGTTAAAGACTTTTCAAGATTTGGTAAAAAATCTAGAGCCAGAGAGACTACTAGTGCTTGGGATAATATTGGAGCACCAAGTTTAAGTAGACAAGAATTATTTGAACTTACTGGAGATGAAATGTACAATGATATAATTTCACATTATGATAATGGAACTTCTGGTACAATTGAATTAAAACAAGGAGGAGTAATCAAAGATGATATGGGATATTGGAATCCAGATAATCGTGGTAAGGTGGTGGAGATAGATAGTCCATATATTACAATGGAAGGAGTGGATGAACCACTAATAGGAATATCAGATGAAGGAGATCAACAATATATGACTCCTGGAAAGAATTATAAATTTAAAGGAAAGAGGGTAAGAGAATATCCTGTAGCAAAGAATGGATTGAGACAAGAACAAAAAGGTTTGCAAAACATAGATCAATTAACTAACTTTACAAATTACAATACACCTAGAGCACAGAATGGAGATTTTCTTAGTAAAGGAAAGATGGAGACTAGATCTGGAGAAAAAATGACTTTTGCTCAAGCTAATCAAATACTTAAGAAAAGTCTAGCACCAATGATTGCTGAAAAAGCAGAGTATATTAATTCTCCATTATATAAGAAAAGATTAGTTGGTATGGGAGAAAAAGATCCTAAACAAGTTGTAAAAGATAGATTACAAGAGTTAAAGAAAATAGAGTTTTCATCATACGATCCTAGGATGAATGCAAATGTTGAAAAGTCTGAACCATCTAGAACAAACAAAATGTTCAGAAGTGATAAGGAAGGAAAAACTATAGGTGATTATCCTGCAATTAGTTTAGGAGTGGGATGGACACCTTCTACAGCAGCTCATGAGTTAGGACATGTAACTAGTAGTCAAGCAGATAGATTTGTGAGCACCCCATATACAGGAACTGGAGAAACAATGAGTCCTACAGAGGCTAAAGAATTTTTAAATCTTTCAAAAGCTAAACCAGAATTTAAAAAAGGGGCACTTGCTTTATATGATAAAAATGTTCGTAGTAATATTTCTAATCCTTATGGTGCAATTTATGATACAGATTTGGGATCATCCTATGCAACAATGAAAGGTATTGATGAACATTCAATTGGTTCAGGAGAAGCAAAAGGGGATCTTGATGCTGTAAGATATTTACTTAAAAAACAAGGTATTACAAAAAAGTATGGTGAAGACATTACACCAGAAACTTTAAAAAAAGCTCAACAGAATAAAAATATACAAAATGATGAATTTTTTCAAAGATTGAAAAAACGTTTTTCAGATGAGGATATTATAAAATTAAATAATACAATTGCACAAAATGATAATAGTTCTCAAGAATTATCGTACGCTAAATTAGGAACCAAATTAAAAACCAAAGGTTGGTTAGAAAAATACAATTAAAATATACAACATGAAAGATAAGATTTTAAAGATTGCAGGTGTTAAAAGCGAAGCTGCATTTTATAAGAAGTTTCCAACAGAAGCATCTTTTAAGAAAGCTCATGGTAAGGAATTAAAGAAAGCACAGCTTGGTGCTTCTATGGCTCCAGAAATTGGTAGTTATATGGGAGGAGAAAGAGTTAGTAGTCCTGCCAATATAAACTATAGTCAGTTGTATGATGATGTAGATCTTTCCATAACTGGAATGAATCAAGCAAAAAGAATGCAAGCACAAAATCTTGATGCCCAAAGAGAGATAGCAGCAAAGACTGGTCAAGGTGGAGGAGGTCTGCAAGACATAATTAAAGGTATTGGTAGTGCTGCTGGTGCAATGGGTAAAAATGGTAAGAGGGTTAAAAAAGCTCAAGGTGGTTTAAATGGTGTTGGTGGTGGAAGCATGGCTAATCCAAATCCTAATCCTTATGCATTTGGAAATCCTTCAATTGGTGGACAATCATCAGCTCCTGAAAATCCTTATGGTCAGTTACCAGCTTATGATCAATCTCAAATGGCAGGTCAAAGTTCAAATCAAAATCCTTTTGCTAGCATTGCAAAAGGTATACCTGTAGTTGGAAAATTAGTTGGTGCATTCCAAGCAAATGCAGCAGAAAAGAAAGCTATGAAAATGGCAGAACAAACTGCTAAAGTTAGTAATGTTTCTAGACAAGCTGCTGACACAAGACCAGAACAAACTAGACGTAGGTATGTTAGACCAGAAGATATGGCTTTTGGTACACAAGAAATGGGAAGTGCTTATGGAACAGGAACTAATTATCTTGCTAGAAATGGTAGTGTGATTGGTGGTAATCCAACAGAAATACAAAATACATATGCTCCAAATAATACATTATATGATGATCTTGGATATGAACCATTAGAAGATTCTGAACAAGTTAAACAATATAGAAGAGGTGGACTAGTTCAGGCACAGAATGGGTTTATGAATCAATTTTCTAAGTTTGCTACTTCTCCTCAAGGAGGAAATGTTCTTAATCAAGCAGGTACATTAGCAGGTGGTAACAATGCTGGTTCACAATTTGGTGATGCTATTGGTGATGCTGTTAAATTTATTCCAGGAATTGGACCAATTGCATCTGCTGCAATTAAACCTATTGCTAATTTAGTAGGTGGACTTTTTGATAAAAAGCCTAAAAAGACAGCAGCATTTAATGCACAAACACAAGCTAATGCACAAAACATAGCATTTACATCTGGAGCTAGAGGACTTCAAGCACAAAACCAAGCATTTATGCAAATGGGTGGAGAACTATTACCACCATCTTCAAGTCTTTCTGCAATTGAACAAAATGCTGCTGATGCTTTGAAATATCCTTCTGCTTATCGTAAAGATATTAAAACAGGTTACACTATACCAAATGTAGTTACAACTTTTCCTAAACAAGGTGGTGGTTGGGATTGCCCTCCTGGTTACACTAAATATAGTGATGGAAAAGGTAGTTTTAATTGTATTCTTACTAATGAAAAACCTGATCAAAAAACAGATATTAATCGTATGGGCTTAACAAAAGTTGCAGATGATTTACAATATAGTGCAATTGAAAAACCAGGATTAGCAACAAGAGAAGATGGTGGATGGGTGAGTAATGATTGGCAGCCACAAGTAATAGCTAAATTTGGTGATCACACTGCACAAGATTATTATAATGCTGGACATGAAGGAATGGATTCCTTACGTGCTGGTGGACATTTAACAAATTATACACCTCCTAGTGAAAGAGCTATGGAAACATATGCTATGGGTGGAGAATTACAAACTCATTGGGGTGGATATGCAGAACCCATCTCTTACAATCCTTATCTACCTGATGGAGGAGAAACTGTAATGTTTAGAGGACAATCACATGATGAGTCTGATGGTAAAGGAAGAACAGGTATTGGTGTAACTTATGGTGATAAACAAAAAGATTCATATACAGATTATGCTGAATATGGAGGAGATAATGAAGCTGATGTAGAAGTTGAACGTAATGAACCAGCAGTTAAATTAAAAGATGGTACATCTGGAGAAGACAGTCTTGTTGTATATGGTAACTTAAAAATACCTAATCAATATTTAGATGTAATAGGTGATGACAAAGCTAAAGGTAAGAAGTTCAAGAACTATATAAAGGATTTATCTAAAGTGGAAGCTAGACAAAATAAGATTATGGAAAAGAGTCTTAAGATGATTGATGATGGTGATGATAGCACAGCCTTTGGTCAATTAGCATTTGCCACTGCTAAAGCAATGAATCAAGGAGCTAATATGAAACTAAAAGAGATTGCTGAAAAGAAACAGAATGCTGCATCTCTTCAAAGTGCTTTAAATGACACAGCTGCTGAACATGGATTGGTTGCCTATAATCTTTCTGAAGGTAAGATTACAAAAGAAAAAAGTAATAACAATATGGCTAAATTTGGTGCAAGTCTTGAGAAAGCTAAAAATGGTAAAAATAAAGGTAAAAAAGAAAAATTAACACCTTACAAAAAAATTGCATTTGAATCAATGAAACCAGGATATCTTTCTCCATTGGATATTCCAGAAGGTTACCTAGAGCAGCAGCTTAAAGATAAAAGAGATACAATGAATAGAAATCTTTATTTAGCTGATCCTAGAAATGAATTAAATACATCAGGAATGAGACATGAAAATCTTGTTCCTACTGAAACTAAAGTTCCTGCATTTACTGCTCCTTCTCAATTATCTCCTAAAAAAGATAATTTGATAGATACAGCTATGATGGCATATAATGAAGTTTTACCATATCTAAGACCTAATTATAAAATAGATCAACCAGACTTCTCATCTGAAATGATGGCAGCTGGAATGAATCAAATGGATCCTGTACAGGCACAATTGTTTACACCAAACTTAACACAGCCTTATAATGTATCTTTTCAAGACCAACTGAATGCTAATCAAGCTGATTTTAATTCTTTACAGAGAATGACAGGATATAACCCTGCTGCTCAATCAGCTCTTGCAGCTCAGAAATATGCAGCCAACTCTGCTATATTATCTGGACAATTTAGAGCTAACCAAGCTGAACAAGCTAGAGCATACGAAGAGAATAGAAAACTATTAGATCAAGCTCAGTTAGGTAACCTTGGAATCCTTGATAAGCAATATGAAAGACAAGCAACAGCTAAGTCTAAGACTAAACAACAATCTATAGAGATAGCTAAATCTATATCTGATAAGCTAGCACAAGCTAAAAAAGAACAAAGAATATCCAATCTTGAACAACAGAGATATAACTATAGATTTGATGCTAATGGAAGACCCATTAACGTAAACCCTTTAGCTATGTTTAATCCTTATGGATCAGGAAAACCATCAATGGGTGGATATGATTTAGAAGAGGGAAAAGATTTTACATATAACAGAGCTGGTAAAATTGTTGGAACTAGAGCTTTGAAAAAAGATGAAGATTCTAAAAATGGCGGTAAAATAAAATCTAGAAATGGCTCAATTGTTAAAGCAATCAAAAATTTATAATTAATTCAATTACACCAAATTAACTTAAACTGTTATATCTCTTGGTAAATATAATAGTTTAAGTTAAATTTGCTAACTTAATTTACTATGGCTTCATTTACAGACGCAATATCAACCTTTAATCCTTACGTTTCCCAGCTCCCTGTTATAGAGGAGATGTCCAAAGTGGGCATGGAAAGACAGGCTAAGTATGACCAAGGAATACAAAAAATCCAGGGGCAAATAGATAATGTTGCTGGTATGGATATTATAAAAGATGTTGATAGAGCTAATTTACAATCAAAACTTAACCAACTAGGATCAGATTTAAAGAAGGTGGCAGCCTCAGACTTTTCTAATTTTCAATTAGTTAACTCTGTTGGAGGTATGGCTTCTCAAATTATTAAAGATCCAACCATTCAAAATGCTGTGAGTGCCACTGCAAATTATAGAAAACAAGTGAAGGATATGGAAGCTGCTAGAAAAGCAGGCAAGTCTGATAAGAATAATGAAGAATATTTCTTAAATGATGCAAATAAATGGTTGACAAGTTCAAAAGTAGGAGAGTCATTTTCTGGATCATATATGGAACATATTGATGTAATGAAACTTGTCAGAGATAGTATTAAAGATGCTGGATTAGATGCTACACATATTGAAAATTTATATGAGACTGATGCAAGAGGTAAATTAGTAATAGGTCAAGATGGTCATCCTATTCCTTCTAAATATATGGTTACTGAAGATGTAGAAACAAATGCTCCAAAAGTTAAAGCAATAGTTGAAAATCTTCTTAGTCAAGGAAGTGTTCAGCAACAAATTAAAATAGATGGTTGGGCTAATACAAGATATATACCTGTTGAATCTGTATATCGTACATTTGAGAATGACTTTAATGTAAGAGACGCTGAATGTACTCAAAGACTGTTACAATTACAAGCATTTGCAGATTCTAATAGTTTGACTGTTGATCAAAAACAAGCAATCATCAATGAACAAAATAACATAAAAAGAACAATACAGAGTAATGATCAAAAATTACAAGGATTAAGAAAACAGGCAACTGAAAGTCCTGAACAATTTAAACAAGAGTATTACGAAGATAACTATAAAAATAATTTATTAAGTCTTGCTACTAATAAAGTTAAAAAAGAAAATAAAGAAAGCCCTTTAAGAAAGCAAATTAACTGGGAAGAGAATTTTGCTTTTGATCAAAATAAAGAAAATTTTAACAGAGTAATGCAAAGAGATGCATCTGCTAGAGGTTGGGCAGCAAATCGTATAGCAGAAGAAAAGAATAAAAGAGATGCTGCACAATTTGACGTAGAATTTCCAATAGATCCAGTAACTGGATTACGTACAAAACTAGATACTACTGCTGCTGGAAAAAAGAGATTAGCTGTAAATACAACAACTAATTCTGAAATTAATTCTGAAAATCCAGGAGCACCTATTGATGCTATATCTAGTTATTCTGAAGGAACGTCAGGTTTACAAGTAAAAGCACAAGCACAAGGAATTGAATTAATTCATACATATCTGAATAAATTAAGTGGTGGAGTTAATAAGAATGGTAAACCGTATAGTAGAGAAGATACAAAAATAGCTATTCAAACATACGCAAAAGCTAATGGAGAAACAGAGTATGGATATATCACTAGATTTGCAGGAGATATTAAAAACAAATCAGAAAGTCAGAATATCCCTTTGAGTGCAGCAGATAAGGCTCTTATTAATAATATGAATAAGTTAAATCATGATGTTATTAATAGACTTGCTGTTACAGAACAAATTTATGATGATGTAAAAAGAGAGACTGGATATGATATTAAAAAAGTTCAAAAGCAATACTCAACAGAATATTTAAAAAATCGTAGAAATGAAATGGTTGCAATTACTCCTGAAGATAAAGTAGATCTTGGAATACTTTGGGAAAATTCTGGTGCAAGAAGTGATGCTGCTGAAAAAAGATTACGTGAAAAATTTGGTTCTAATTCTGATATGTTTAATTTATTTAAAGATAATGGATTTAATTACAGACAATATCAAGCATTAGGAACTGACAAAAATTTTCAAAAAGCACAAAAATTATTGGGAGAAAAATTCAAAAAAGTTAATGTTGTATCAGATAATTTCTCAAGCACATTAATGGGAGGTGATGATGAATTAAAAGAAGCAAAAGCACGTATTGCTCCATTGTTTAATGTTTCTAGAATTAAAGAAGAAGATCAGGTAGAAATTAAAAAAATATTAGCTGCACCTGGAGGAGGAATGATTACATATGATGCACGTAGACCTATAGCAGAAGGACAACCTTGGACTGGAACTATTTTTATAACAGATACAAATGGTAAAACACATTCTGCTGATGTTAATCAAGCAAATTTAGAAATTATAACAGGAAGAAAATTTAATGCATATGTAGAAGATGGTTTAAGAGCAAGAGCAAATTACAGTGATTATGGCTCTACAAATTTAGGAACTTATGTAACAGATCCCAATGCTTATCAAAGTGCTGCTATAGATAGTGGTAGATTTGAAAGTCTTAATGGAACAGATTACACAGCTAAAGCTGATATACAACCTGTTCCTGGTGTAGGATTATCTTTACAGATTTATGCAAAAGATAAAACAATGAAAGATTATCAACTGATAGAACTTGTTCCAAAAAATGAAGCAGGTTTATATTTTACTGATTATAACGCATTGGAAAGACAAATTCCTAATATAACTCCAGGAATGATAAAAAACGGATTAGAAAAATTAAAAAAATCAAAATAACAATATGCCTGAAGAATTACTACCTGTAAACTTATCTGGTCCATCAGCACCTAAAGTTATAATGGATGACCGTAATCCATCTGGTCCTCTTCCTTTAAGGGGTAATGATGCATATAGACAATCTAAGGATACACTAGAATCTTTATTTGCAAGAGTTCCTGTTGATACAGGAGCAAGTCAATCTACTGTATTTCAATCTGATGTAGATGGTATGCTTTCAGGAAGATATGATAAAGTTATATATGATGCTGATAATGAAGATATCCATGGTAGAAATCAAGGTATTTTAGATAAAGCTGCTAATGGTATAACAAAAGGTGTAGCTCTTGCAGCAACTACATTTGTTGGAGGTCTAGGTACTATATATGGAATAGGTAAAGCAATGGGATCTGGAAAACTTTCAGATGTTTGGAATAATGAGGTTTCTGAACAACTAGATGAAATCAATAAAGAGATAGATAATAAATATCTTCCAAACTATTATTCAAATCAAGAAACTAATGCATCTTGGTATTCTCCAGACAACTTATTTACTGCTAACTTTTTATTTGATAAATTAATTAAAAATGCAGGATTTGCTGTAGGTGCAATATATGGAGGTAATCTTGCAGCAAAAGGAATAGGAATTGCAGGTAAAGGATTAGGTGCAGCATTTAGTAATGTTGGTAAATATACAGAAGCTTGGAAAACTTTTTCTGATGTAAATAAATACACTGCTAGATTATTCTCTCAAGGTAAGAATATAGAAGCAGCAGAAGTTTTACGAAAAGGAATTAAGACAGTAGCAGATGCTGAAGAAGCAAGTGCTAAAATGTTAAAAATTTCTAATCAATTTCTTGGTATAGAAGGAGCACAAGATTTTACTAGAAAATCTATAATGGCATTATATTCATCAGCAGGTGAAGCTTCTTTTGAATCTATTGGTACAGCTGGTGCATTTCGTGATAGAAAAATAGAAGAATTTAAAAATAAATGGGGATATGATCCAGGAGCAGAAGATCTTGCTAAAATAGATGATATGTCTAAGAGTGTAGGTAATACATCATTCTTAGCTAATATGGCAGTGTTATCTGCTACAGAATTTACACAGCTTCCATATTTAATGGGAGGTTCTTATAAAGCAAGTAAGGCAGCATCTAATGCATTTAAAACTGCTGGAGAAGTGGTTGTTGATGAAGGTGGTAAATTTGTAGCAGCAGGAGCTAAAGCAACTACACTAACAGGTAAATTATATGAAGGAGCTAAAGGATTATCAAAAAAATTATTAAAAGGAGAATCAACATATATATTTGATCCTAAAGAAGCATTACAAGAATATTTACAAACATCTATTGATGTAGGTGTAAACAAATATTATGATAAAGCATATGAAGGAAAAGAAGGAAAAGATTATATAGATGCATTTATTACTGCTAGTGATATTGGATTTAATGTTTTAAGAGATAATATATCTACTAAAGAAGGTGGAGAAAGTTTCTTTCTTGGGGGTTTGTCTGGAGGATTAATGCAAGCAAAAGGTAAATTTCAAGAACAAAAATATAAAAAAGCAAATACTAATTCTTTCTTAGCTGAATTAAATGTTCCAGAAAGTACATTTGCTAATGCTTTTGCTGATAGAGCAAACTCTTTACAAAGAGGTATAACATTGCAGAATGAATCAGACTCTCTTGTAGAAAATGGTGATAAACTTGGATTCTTAGATAATAAAGCTGATCAGATTCACAACTATATTTCTACTAGAGTTAAATATGGTAGAGCTGATATGATACAAGATGAGATCACTGCTCGTAGATTACAATCATCGTCTGATGAAAGTTATAAAAAGTTTCAAGCAAGTGGTGGTGCTCCAATGGAACTATCTCGTCAAGATTATGCAAAGAAGTTAAATGAGTTTGAAGCATATACAAAAGCTGTTGCTTCTATGTATGAGTCTACAAAACTTCGTTATCAAGGACAATTAAATCCTGATGGATCAAGAAAATATAACGATGAAGTGATTGATAAAATGGTTTATGCGTCATATAAAATTAATGATTATGATAATAGACTTATAGAAATAAGTAATAATATTGCTAAACATGGAGTGGATACATTAGGGATTAATGAATCCTTAAAACAATCTGCTGCTTGGCAAGAAGGTAAACTAGAAGATTCTGTACGCGAAGAAGCAGTGGTATCAAACATCACTGGAGCTGTAGCAAGTATAAATTCTCTAGATATTGATGAAGTTACTAAACAAGAGTTAAAAGATGATTTCTCTGATTACCTGGATATTTCTTTGCGTAGAAAAACATTCTTGGAAGAACTAAATAAAGTTGTTAAAACTCCTGAGAAATATAAAGCTGTAGAAGCAGAAACATTAAAACAACCTACAGAAGAAAATGAACTACCAACAACTGTTAAAGTTAAAACTAAAGATGGTGAAGAAGACTTAGAAATAGGTACAGAATACTATCTTGGAAAAACAATACATAAATCAAAAGAAGGTAAAGATGTAGTATACTTTCCTAGACTTACTATTCTTGGAGAAAATGAAAATGGAACTATTAAAATTAGAGATGCTAATGGTAATGAAAGAGATATATCTAAATCAGAATTAGCAACATATAAATTAGGAAAAGTATCTGATACAAATAAGAATAAAAAAGCAAAGTTCTATATGAACAATGCTAACACTATATTTGAATTTAACTTTGGAAAAGGAAAAAAAGTTGCAGGAAGATTAGAATATAGTCCTAAAGAAGGAATTTTAAATTTTATCTATAAAGATGATAAAGGAAAAACAAAAACTTTAGAGGTTAGTGGAGATCAATTTGTTGCTAAACAAGGTTTTGCAAATCCAATGATTAAGAATGTTGGAACATTAACTGCTGTGCAACAACAATCTCTTGAAGAATATTCAGTAGAAAAAGATGAAAGAGCTGATAAAAAGAGAGAAGTTAGACTTGCTATATTAGAAGAATTATTTGAAGAAACTTCTGCAAGTGTAGAAAAGAGTAAAGCCCTGTTACAACAAAAATATACAGAGTTTGAAAAGATTTCTAATGAATTACAAACATTAGAAAATAAAATAAAAGCTGGAGAACTTACAGGTAGAAATAACTTTAAGTCTACCACAATGAAAGCTATTAAAGCTGCTAATAGACTTTCTAGAATGCAAGAACAATTGCGTTTAGAAATACAAGAACTAGAAGCAGATTTAGAATCTCTAGAACTTAATCAGGAATACATCACTGACATGGCTCAAAATATTGATGTACTTCCTACAGATAGTAAGGAGTTCTTAGAAGAGCTTAATGATCAAGTGTTAGATTTAGAAATACTACATCAAGAAATAGGAAAACAAATAAATGGTCTTTCTAGTATTTTAGATAACACAGAAAAAGCATTAGAAAGTGCAGTTGAGCTTGTAAGAGAACTTATAGAGAAGTTTGAGAAACGTTATCCTAAAGCTCCTACAGCTATTGTTGGACAAGCTTGGGTAGACTTTTTACAAGCTAATCCAAACTTCTTAAAGATTAACACTTCATTTAAAAAAGATTTAGCCACTGTAGAAGATATTATTTCTCAAGTGGATGATCTTGATGTGGTTCCTGGTGAACGTACAGTAAATGAATTACGTACACAACTAGATGAATTAACCACTCAACTTAAAGAAGCTGAGAAAGAATTACAAGGAAAAACTGCAATACTACAAAAGTTTGCAGCAGTGGCAGAAAAGTATAAAGCACAAAAAGCTGAAGAGGAATTACTAAAGAAAGATACAGCATTAATTAATGCAGTTATTGGTACATTAGATCGTAGTATGCAGAATGTCACTTCTGATAAAGTATTTGAACCAGAGAAGAAGAAAGATGACATGACTGTTGTAAAATCATCTAAAGCCCCATCATCAAATCAAAATGATGAACCTTTAGCACCTCATCATGTACGTTCTAATTTATTTGGTGCTAACTTAGATTCATTTCCTAATAGAGATAATATCAGAGGTGTATTAGTACATCAAGGCAATGAAGCAAAATTAGGATTATCTGGACTCACTCAAAAATTAAAAGATGATGGTGACACTACAATAGCTGTTAATACTGAAGAAACTATTGTATTAGTAATGGTTGAACAAGATGGTGATGAGATGTATCTTGTTGATGTAGAAGGTAATAGAATTGCAAAAGGTATTGAAGGAGAAGAACTTTTAAATGCTTCTATTTACCAAGTGATGCCTAAAACACTTGGTTGGAAAAAGGGTGGAAGTATGTTCAGAGATGCAAGTAATAATGATCGTAAAGACATTATAAAAGATCTAACTAGACAGTATGAAGAATGGAGAACTAAAGAGTTAGCAAATGAAACACCTATTCCATATAACATCACTGCATCTTTTGGTATTCCTCAAAATGTCACTACATTAAATGATAAGGGTGAGGAGGTGCAAGATTTTGATGCTCGCACATCTGTACAAGATGCTGGATTAATTACTGAAGGAGAATTAACAGGAAGAAATATTATTACTATTCCTACTACAGAAAATACTATTAGTAATGGATCTACTACATTTAATAATGCTTCTGGTAGAACATTTTTATATACAGAGAATGGTATTGTTAAATTAGAGAACAGAAAGTTAAATAAGAGTGAAGCCACTGTTATACAACAGGCTATAGAAAGACTTGCTAATATTATACATAACAAAAGAGAAATTACTGATGAAGGACAATACCTTACCAATTGGTTAAAATCTGTTATATATTGGGGAACTCCAGGAGCTGTAGTTAATGGTAAATTTGAAAAGAAAGATGCTGGATTTAATAGTGTTTGGTTTGAAAACACTGGAAATGGATTACAATTATTCATGTCTGGACTAGGAGCTAGTTATCCTTTTACTCCCTCATCTATGAGAGATAACAAAGATGATATTGTAAAGTTATTACAGAACATGTATAATAACACTAACGCTACATTAATCAAAGGTGGTAAAAATCTTAATTGGAATGCACCATACGAACAAATAACTTCCGTATCTAAAGATGGTAAAATAGAAACAAAAGAATGGGATAACTATCAATCATTTCTATTATCTGGAGAAGGAAGAAAGCCAGAAGAAATTCCTCTTACAACAAGAATGAAACCTATCAAAGAGGGAGAAACTAATAGAGAAGGAATTTATTTCACTATAGATTATGATGAAGATACCTTTGTTATGCCAAAGATAAACAAAAGTCCAAAGAAAGGAGTTGTTGTTATTGGTGGACCAAAAGAAATTAAAGAGGCAAAAAAAACAACAACTAAATCTAGCAAATTTGTATTTGATTCTAAAACAGAAAACAGTGTTCCTTTTGTAAATAAAGAAGGAGAGGTGGTAGGAAATATTAAATTTTTACTAACACCAAGAGGAACAATTACAACTTTTACAAAAGGAGAATTTGCAGAAGACAATGAGGAAATCATTCAGCAATTAATGTCTATTTATAATGTTGATAGAGAAAAAATATTAAAAAATATAGGTAACAAAATACAAGGTTTAATAAAACCAGAATTTGAAAAGTTAGATAAAGAATCAGCAATTATATCACCTGATATGAAATTTACTGTTGATGATGAGGATGAAGATGAGAATGAAGATGAAGGTGAGTCAGAAGTTATATCACCTAACATGACTTATTCTGTTGAAGATGAGGAAGGAGAAGAATATGAAGAAGGAAATCTTGAAGATCTTGGTGGAGAAATTGCATCCTCTGAGATAGATCCAGAGTTACAGAAGTTAATTGATGCTGCTACAAACACTAAATCTAGTGAAGAAGAAGCTAGAATAAAATTAAATCTTCTTGATAAAGAAATAGTTCCTGAAAATTGGGCAAATGTTGAAAAGTGGTTATCTACATACTTCCCATTACTACCTGTATATAGAGTGAAGAATGCTATTACAAACTCTAATGGTAAAGAACTATGGGGAATGTTAAAAGATGGAGCAATCTATCTATCTAAAGAAACAGAAGTAGGTACAGTGTATCATGAAGTGTTTGAGGCTGTATGGAAAATGTTCTCTTCTCCAGAAGAACAAGCTAGTGTAGTTAAAGAGTTTAATGAAAGAAAAGGAACTTTTGTAGATAGACCTACAGGAAAAACTATAGCTTATAGTGATGCTTCTGCACAAGAGGTTAAAGAGCAATTGGCTGAAGAGTTTAGAGATTATATTCTTTACAAAAAAATGCCAGCTAAACAAGAGGGTAAGAAGAATATTATACTCAGACTATTTGCTGATTTAGTGAATGCAATAAAAACTTTCTTCACTGGAAAATCTGCAAAAAATAATACAGAAACCTTATTTGAAAAAATAGGAACTGGATATTATAAACAATATTCTCCTTATAATTCTAAGTTAGCTTTTGCTAATAGAGGAATTATAGATATTGAAAATGCTACAGCTTCTGCTGAAGATGAAGCTCGTATCAAACTTCCAAGTCAAACTGTACATGATGTAATGCATCAGATGACTTATGAAACAATACGTAGTGTATTTTCAGAAAAGACTAATCTTTTTAATGTAGAAAATATTGATGGAAAACAACTATATGATAGATTAAAAGCAAATCTTGATGCAACTGTTCTTGCAAATATTGGAGTAGCTCAAAAACAAAAGAGTGATACTAAAGAACAGAAAGAAAAAATTGCAGCCAATATTATAAAATATAAATCTTTATATCAGAATATAAATAAGAATTGGGAGGCATTAAAAGAAAAACATGCAGAATATCTTAAAAAGTTTTCTATAGAATTTGATGAGAATGATATAATTGTTCTTACTGATGAAGATAATAATGGTAAAGATACTGTTGCACAAGAAGCTATTAAGTTAGATGCTTTTAGAAAAGCGTCTCCAGCTATTAAAATATTACTAGCATCACTTCCAAGAAAAGCAGCAAATAGTAATGATAATACACTTTCTTCTATTGGTGGTGTACAACTTGTTCCTGATAGTGAAGCATTTATTAAAGTAATGAATGTTACATACACTTCTCCAGATATTGATGTAATGGTTGAGAGAATTAGGCAACTAGCTTTGGTTAATCCTGATTATAAATTATTATACACTCGTTTAACACGAATTAAAGACGTTAATGTTAAATTCAACTATTCTGAAATAGAACAAAAACATGAGCTTGATCTTTTAAGTGCATTATGGAAAACCTTTAAGAAACAAAGTCCTGATGTAAAGAATGTTTATATATTTGAAGATGGATCTGCTCAAGTTGGAGATTCTAATTTAGCTAGTGCAGCAAGACAAATTAAAGATGAATTTAAAAATGCATTAGTTGAAGTTGTTCAAAATACAAATCCTTATTTTGAATTTTCAAAAGAGGAGAAAGCTTATGTAGGAAAACCATCATCTATAAAAGGAATTGAACTTCCTACTATCACTCAAAAAATTGACTTCTTAAAAACATTAGGAATTCAATTTAAAGAAAAAGATATTAAAAATTTACCAGGTGATGAACGTGCAACATTTAATGATGCTGTTGCTGGTCTTAGAAGAAGTATATCTCAGGCTGCAAAAATAACTACCATCTCTGGTAAAACATTAGAAATAGAGAATCGTTTATTATCTCTATCTTTAGTTAAAGCTAAGATAGAAAATCCTGAATTCTCTAGTACATTTTTTAATGTTAAAGGAGAAAGAACTCAATCATTTATAGGAAGTAATCCTGCTAGTGATCTTTTTGATGCTTTATCTCAAGCTAAAAATAAACAGGAGTTAGAAAATACACCATTTGCTTATTTACTTACAGATTCTTTTTCTAAAAACTCTGTACTTTTAGATAGAATGTTTAATGCAAAATCTAAGTTAGGAGATAAAATAAAAGAAGCAGCTGGTTTTATGAAACCTGGTTGGGTAGATGGTACAGTGAATCAAGAAACAGGAAAACAAACACCTTCATCTAAACTTAAATACAGACAAAGACTTATACAAGAACTTAACTTAAATCTAGAAGGGTATTATAATAATCTTGTACCTGGAGATGCTTCATTAGAATGGATGATGTACATGGGTAACGAGATCACTCTTGATCAAATCTTATTAAATGATAAAAGAATACATGGTGTATTTGAAGGATATTTCAAATCTGAATTAGAACTTTCTAGAGAGAAAAGAGATATTCCAGAAAAGGTAAAAGATCAAGGAAAGAAGAATACAGATCTTCGTTTCTTTAAAGACATATTAGGAGACACTCTGCATAATAAACTTATTAGAGAAAAAGGAACTCCTCAAGAGGTGTATGATGCAAACAAGACAGCAATTGATTTAGCTGTTAGTAAATTCATTAATGCTGATGTAGCTACATTTAAACAAACATTAAAAGAATATAATATATTACAATCTGTTGAAGGCGGTTGGACTTTGAATAATATAAAAGATGTGGAAAATAAAGCAATGGATGATGCCAACATCACTAAGTATATCAAAGTGATGAATGTAAATTTTATGATTAACAATATAGAGCTTCATAAATTATTATATGCTGATCCTTATCAATATACTGATGAATTAAAACGTATTAAAAACTTTAACTCTCCTCGTCAAGCAATTGTACATGGTAGTTCAGGTTGGAATTCTACTGCAAATAAAGTATATAATGAAGGATTTGATAAAAAAGATGCTGGATATATTGATTTTAATAAAGATTCATTTGATACAGTTACATTGGAAGATGTAATGACTATACATGATCTTCCAGGGTATAATGAAAAACCTTATGAAGAAGGAGATGGTGGGGGTATGATAATACAATCTGCTCATAAAAACTTTAGACTTCGTTCTGGAAACTGGAATCAAAATGAAGAAGCTCAATACAAGTATGATATGGCTTGGGAAGCTCTTGAAAAATCTGGAGCAAGTGTTGAAGAACTAGCTGAATTTGACAAACAAAATCCTGAGATTAGAAGTGCATACACTCCTAGTAAACCAATTGTAGCAGGTAGTAAGTTAAACAACGATGGAAGAAATTATGCAATGTTGGATAAGTATTCTCTCTATCCTTTGTCGTATAGAATTTTATATAAACTTGCAAAAAAAGATGAGAACGGTAGAGCAATTCCAACTACTGCTATGAAGCTTTATAACAAAATGCAGAAAGAAGATATTGATTATGCAATATTTGCTAGTGGTAGAAAGGTGGGAGCTGAAACAAAACATTCTGTTTATAATGAGGATGGTTCTTTTAATGACACTTTATTTAAAGGAAAAGTGATTGTACCTTTTTCAATAATGAGTGTTCAATCAGAAGTTCCTTCTAAGGATGCTTCGTTTTTAACAAGAGGTTCTCAGATGACAAAGCTTGCAACATTAGATTTTATGGAAGCTGGTGTTCCAATAGATTTTTCTATAGATGATGAAAAGCTTACATACAATGATAGGTATACAAAATGGATAGCACTAACTGAAGAGCAAAAGAAAGAACAGTCTCCTTTATATAAAGAAATTTCTATTAACCATGAGTTGTTAAAATCTTTAACTCAACATGGTTTTAACACTCTCTTGAAAGATATGGGTATCACTTACACTATTAATAGTAAAGGTGAGAAAACTTTTGAGATAACTAACTTTGAAAAATCTGCTACATTATTAAGAGAAGAGGTTTTAAAAAGAGAAACTAATGATAATATAGAAGATTCATTAGCTGGATTTCTTAGTGGAGAAGTGGTAATTGAAGCTACTCCTGCATACAGACAAATTAGAGATATATTATATTCAATAGCAGATAGTAGAGTTGTTCGTCCTAAAATGCCTGGTGGACTTAAAGTTCAGGTTTCTTCTAGTTTCTTAGAAGATAATAAGATGGCTGCTGTAACAACTGCAAGTGGGAAAAAAGCATTTAAATCTGACATTCTTGATTTTTATGTAGATGAAGATGGTAAAAGAGTTTGTGAAATTATGGTTGCTAGATGGTTTGAAAGTGACATGACAGATGAGGCTCTTCTTGAATATTTGAATACTACAGATGAAGGAAAAGAAATATTAGCTGGAATAGCATTTCGTATTCCTACACAAAAACAAAACTCTATTGATGCATTTAGAATTAAAAAATTCCTTCCTACAGAATTTGGTGACTCTGTTGTAGTTCCTTCAGCATTAGTTAAAAAGGCTGGATCGGATTTTGATATTGATAAATTATCTATATATTTAAAAAATATATTTGTTAATCGTTTTGGTAAGCCTAGTCTTATTAAATTTTTAACAGAAGAAAATTCTACAGCTAAAGAAAGATATGTTCATTGGGTTAGAGAGAACTCAAACAGAGACACTAGACAATATGTTAAGTTTCTTTCTAAGCAAATGGTTGCTAATATTAAATCTAATTTTGAAATTGAGCTTTCTAAAATAAAAGCCAAGGTTCAAAACATTAGAAAAGATCGTGCTAATGAGATGTATGATGAAATGAAACTTCGAGTTGGTGAAGAAGGATTATTAAAAACTACAGCACAAGAAGACTATTTACAGGAGTTGTTTGATATGGGTCACACTGTATTCTTTAGATTAGGAGAAGAAACTCAAGCACCTTTCTGGCAATTGAAAAATGAAATGAGTCTTAGAAAAATCAAAGGACCTGAAGAGATTAGAAGATACATGGCTCTTGCTGTAGGAATGTCTGAAGATTCTACTATTAATGATGAAGAGTTGAACCGTTTACAATCTCTTATTAATATTTATTCTGAGGAACTTAGAATGATGGGGATGAAGCAAGAGATTATTGATGAAATTAGAAAAAATGCTATATCAGAATTCCGTAAGAATAAGAAAGCTTTAACAAATGCTATTAATTTAGAATTGTCTCCTGAGTTTAAAAGTCTTGCAGATATATATGAGGATGCTAAAACTGAAAATAGTTTTGAAGTTGCTCAAGAAATAGCTAGTAAGGATGAGCTTATGCCTATAGAAGATTTTGAAAAGCTTTCTATAAATGCACAAAATACTAGAAAGTCTCTTGAAAATGCATATGTGCAATCTTTGCAAAATTTAATTTCTAACAAAATGAATTTTGATAGATTAATTCAGCCAAACTCTTCTGACCAGCTAAAGACTCTATCTGAAAAAATTACAAAGAAACTTGGTATAGAATCATTAGAATCAACTGCTACATCAAACATGCTTCATAGGGAATTCATGTCAAGAGTTAGACATGCATTTGTTACAGGTAAATATGCAGTGGGCATTGCTGCTGTAAATCAAACAAATCATTCATTAAACCAACGTCAACTTATTAGTATTGATAGAGATAGAATTAAAATATTAAGTGCACAAGATCAGAAATGGATAGGTGATGCTATTGTTAACTTTAGAGATAAAGATGGTAATCCTGCATATAATATGATTGATGGCAAAGCCACTCTTTCTATGATTAAAAATACAAATGGAGAAACTATATCAGATATTATAGGACAGTTTATTGATGGATATGTAGATATATCAAAAGGAGCTTGGATTATGGAATTAGGTGCTACACCAAATGTAGCAAGTACATTCTTGTTCCTAGCTAAAGTTGGAGTTCCAATTGATACAATAGGATATTTTATGAATCAACCTATTATTCGTAATTATTTAAAAACCATTGAAAATGCTGGGTACTCTTATTTATTTATGGATAAGTTTGTAGAAATTGTAAAAGGTGATTATGGAACTACTAAAGCAGATATTAATAAAATAAAAACTCTTCCTACAGAAACAAGTCTTTATAAATCTATTGGACAAGAAAAGTTTACTCCAATACAAGCTGCTGAGCAACATTATATATTAGATGAGTTTTTGAAATATGCTAAGATGGCTGAGCAAATGTTTAAAGTTACACAAGGAACTAACTTTGACACTGCATCATTTAATGATGGAACTTTAGTATTTAAGAAAGAAGAACAATTAAAACAAGCACTTAATACAATATTTTCTGGAGTAGAAGAACTTCTTGAAAACTCACACATAGGAGATTTATCAGAAAAGATACATGATGTTAGAGATGCATATTCTGAAATACTTGTATCAGATCAAAAACCAATGAGACAAGTGGTACAGAAAATCTTGTATGATTTTATTGATGAACCAGATAGAGATTTTGTAAAGCTTGCTCAAAAAATTGTAATGAATGTATTTGACTGGGCTGTACAGACAAATGAAAATAATGTAAAGGGACTTCCTCTAAGTAGATTTGTAAAAGACTATCTAGTAAACAAGGATACAAATATTGCAAAAAAAGTTAATACATTTGTAAAAGATATTTTAAAAGATAAAAGTCATGCTTTATATGAGAATCAAGTTATTAATTTAATAAAACCAGACTTCTCACAAAAAGAAGGAGGAGTTAATAATATTAAAATTAAAAATAAAGACAATAAGGTTTATGACCAAAATCAAATCATTTCTGCATTTGAAGATATAAAGGAATATGTAAAAGATACAAAAGACGCAAATATTTACAAAGAACTAGTTGCTCTTTCTGTATTACAATCAGGACTAGAAAATTCTCCAATATCATTTACATCATTGCTTCCTTATGAAGATTTCAAAGAAGTGTATAATGATACAATAGCAAATATAGAAAGTAAAGTTAATCTGACAGATTTCTTAACATTAAAAGTATTTGAGAGAAACAATTGGAATAATTCAGACATTGTTCCTAATATGAAAGCAACATCTTTTGTATCAAAAGGAGAGAGATACTATAATGGTAATATGCAATTTTTAGATAAGAAAATAAAAAGTGCAATATCAGATGGTAAGATTCCTCAAGTGATGACACTATCCATGTATAGTAAAGAATCAGCATCTGATGTAATTGTATATACCTGGAGTAAAGATTCAATATTAACACCAGAGGATATAAAAAATAAAATCACCAGGGATCAAAAGATTAGAGAGATGAAAAGAATTGGAGATTACTCTTATATAAATAAGGGACTTTTCCAAAAGGTTTATGAAAGTGAGGGAGTTCCATTAATATCTTCTTATGTAGATAGTAAGGGAGAAATAAGAGAACAATTTGTATATAAAATGATTAATGCTTGGGGTGATTCTTTCAAAGCTAATGAGTTTTATAATGTAGCCAAAGCTTCTAAGATAAACAATGGCTTTATAAAGGTGGAAGAAACATTTGATAAAAAGAAGAAGAAGCTTACTTCTGGTGAAGTTTCTGATGCAACAATTGTTCCTTTCTTTAAATCTATTGATAAAACAGCAAAAAAAGTTGTACCTTTGGCAGAAGCTGAACCAGTTATGAATAATGAAGAAAGGACTCCTATAGAAGGACTTAAGGAAAGATTAGATAAATATGGCTATGCTGAAGTAGTATTGTCATCTGATTTTAATGAGGGTCCTAGACCTAAAGGTAGATTAAATTCTTTTAAATCTAGTATTATTAGTGTATCTAGTAATATACAAATACTTGCTGATTTAAATCTTAATGAATTTGATTTTATTAATGAGGAAGATAAAAAAAGATTAAATACTTTAAGGTCTTTAGCAGAAGAGTTGAGAGAGATGAATACTAGTGATATATCTTCTACTGATAGAAGAACTGTTGCTGTAGAAAAAAGATTTGCTCAACTTACTAATCAGTTAGCAAATACGTTTGTAGATATAATTGGTAAACATGTAGAAGAACAATTAGGAAAAAAGATATCATCTTCTAAACCTACACAAGCTGTAAGTGATGATGTTAAGAGTGAAATAGAAGCATTAGAAGCTAAGAAGAAATCAAAAGGACTTAGTCCATCAGAAATGGCTACCCTTGCACAATTACAAACAGAATTAGGTAAACAAATAAAATCAAAGTGTTAACATGACATGTCCTAATATAAACTTAGAATCTTGGAAAACATTAGAAGCATCTGTTGGAACAGACAGAGCCTACTATCTATGGGATAGATATGAAGGAGAAGTTCCATCAGAAGAATATGCACAACTAAAGGGAACAGAAAGTTCTAAAGCTTCTCCAGAAACTATAGCAAAGATTAAAGAAGCTGCTAAGAAAATGGGAATTGATATTCAAGAACTAGCTGCGTATGCAAAAGCTACAGGACTTGATTCTAAGGGTATTAATGCTGTAGCTGACCTTGCTAAGGGAGTGATTGCTGTAGCTACAGGAAAAGAAGATGTAGCTCTTACAGAGGAAATGGTGCATTTAGGTTTTGGTATGTTAGAGCAAACCAATCCTAAAATGGTTACAGAAATGATAGGTAAGATTGATAGGTTCCAGATATATAAGAAGACATTAGAGGAATATAAAGATAATAAGAACTATCAATTATCTAATGGTAAACCAGATATACGTAAGATTAAAATAGAAGCTATAGGTAAACTATTAGCTGAAGTTATTGTATATGAGAATGAAGGATCTACAGAATTCCCTGAACTTAGACTAGAAGAAAATCAATCTTTCCTTAGAAGAATGTGGAATAGAATGATGGATTTCTTTAGTGGTATATATGGAAAATCTAATATAAATATATTTGAAGAAGCTGGAGCTAAGATAATAGCAGGTGAGGCTGGTACAATAGAAGACATTAAAAGTGGAGAGATATATTATCAACTATCACCAGAACAATCTGAATTCAATAAGAAAAGAGAAGAAACGGACAATCTTGTAAAAAAAGTATACAATGATGAAAAACCAGATGCTATATTATTAGATTCTGAAGAAGCTAACAACTGGTATGAGATTCAACAACCAGATGGAACATATGCTAGAATTGTAAATAGGGTTACTGATAGAGTTAAAGCATGGTATAAAAAAAGATTTCCAGGTAAAATATTTTCCAAAGAAGAAGAAGCTTTCAATAATCTAAAAAGAGATTATGGAATAGCAGGACATGCTGATCTTGAAGAAATTCATAGTAGGTATTACAATCCAGATGGAACAAGAAGAGAGAACCCATTACCTAGACCTAAGAAATTTAAACTAGAATCTCAAGCAATGTATGATAAACTTGAGACATATTATGTAGATCTTATAGAAAGTCTTAAGGGTCCTAATGGAGAAAACCCTGCTGTATATTCAGAAGTAGTTATATATGACAAGAAAGAGAAAGAAGCTGGAACTATAGATTTTTTAGCTATTGATCATACAGGAAAGGCTCATATTCTAGACTGGAAATTTATGCATATAAAAGGAGACGATGTTGCTTGGTTTAAACAAGGAGCATTTAACATCCAATTAGGTACATATAAAAAAATGTTAAAAGAAAACTACGGTATAAAAGAATTTGGAATGATAAGAGCTATTCCTATTTCTATGGAGTTTTCTAAACAGAACCCTAAAGTTGAAAACTCTAAACTTATTCTTAGTGGAATTGCTATAGGTTCTGTGGACAAATCTAAATTAGATCCTATTGACGAACTATATCTTATTCCTGTATCAGAAGAAACTGAATCTACAGGAGAAAAAGCTTTAGATGAAGTTATATCAAATCTAAATGCCTTATTAGCTCAAGTGGAAAAGCAAGAAGCTACAGATGAAACTGATAGAGAATTTAAGTTTGCTCGTATGAATGAAATCAGAAAAGCTATTCGTATTATACAAGGAACTAATAACTTAATGCCTTTAATTGATGTAATTGAAACTACAAGAAAAAGTGGTGAAGCTATATTAAATGATTATAATGCCATCTATAAAGATAGACCTGCTACATCTGAAGATTCTACTAACAAAGAATTGTCTTTGTTTTCAGAAGAAATGCAAAACTATCTAGATGCTGCTAAAATTTTTGGACCTATATCAGATAAAATAGGAGATCTAATATATGACGAGTCCATGATAAAAGATGCTAAGACAGAAGCTCAAAAAGAATACTTAGCTAATGCAAAAGAAATAAAAGAAAATTTAGAAAAAGAATCAAGAGATATTAGAAAAACTGCAACATCTCTCACAGCAGCTCAGCTTGAATTTGCAGATAAACATATTGGGCAAAGAAATCTTGTAACAGGACTTACTACAGCTGAAGCTGTGGTTAAAGGACTTGCTTCATTATTTAGAGGAGTGAGTGAACTACCTATGGCATCTCTTGAATTGTTAACTAAACTTACTAGAAATGCTCAAGGAAAAGCATCTAAAGAATCATTAGTATCAGTTGATAGATTAATGAACATTAGAAAAAAACTAATGGAAAGAGGAGGGGATATTAGAAGTATAGTTCAAAAAATATATCAAAAAGATGATAAGGGTGGAATTGTTAATAAATTAATTTATCGTTACCAAAAAGAGTTTAATGAAACTGTTGATAAAAAAGCAGATGAAGGTGGAGATAAACAATGGTTACTTCAAAACATTGATGTAGAGGGATATAAAAAAGAAGCTGATGAACTTATCAAAACACAAATAGATAGAATAAATAAACTTCAGTATCCTGGATCTCAACAAGAAGTAGAAAATAGAATAGATAAAGAAATACAATTAGTAAAAGATAAATATGATATTGATAGTAAAAATTTCAATGGATGGAATAACTATGTAATCAAAAGACATCCTCTTGAGAAATGGCAGTCAAAGGAATATCTTGATGTAAAAAATGATGCTGATTTATTTGAGTTGTACACTCTTATTAATGAGATTAACTCTGAAGCTAAAGATAGTGGATATATAAGTGGTATGGTTTCTAAAACATTTCTACCATTTATTAGAAAAAATTTAGCAGAAGAATTAACTTGGAATAACTCTCTAACTGTTATGTCTAAATTTGCTGACAAGATATCAGATAGTTTAAAGTTACAACCTGGTGAAGTGGGATATGGAAATATTAACCAAATCACTGGAGAGTTAGAAAATAGTATTCCTAAATATTACACATACGACTTTACATATAAAGATGGTGTTAACGATTATTCTGATGTAAGTGAGGATATATTTAAGAACATGATTTTATATGTACAACAATTAAACAAATATAAATATCTATCTGAAATAGAAGGACAGCTTAAACTTGTTAAAAATGTTGAGGAAATTAAAGGTCATTTAAAAACAGATAAAGCTGGAAATGTAATTAGGGTAGATGGTATAATTAAACCAGAAAAAGGTAACGAAGCAAATTTAAAAATATATGATGACTTCTTACGCACCTTACTATACGGTCAGAAATATGTACTATCAGATGCAGACACTCCAATTCTAAAAGGAATTAGAGAAGGAATTAATAAATTAGTTGGTAGAGAAGTTTTTAAACTTAACGAAGAAGCTTCTCCTAAATCTTTAATTAAAACAATAGATGCTGTAAATAGAGGATTTAGAATGAAGGCATTAGGATTTAACATTATATCTGGAGCTGTAAATATATTTGGTGCTAATATCCAAGTAGCTACACAGGCTGGAAACTATTTTAAAGCAAGAGAAGTTGCTAAAAATGAGAAAAAATTATTATCTCAAAGCTTTAATAGTGATGAAGATAAAAAAATATTTGCTGAATTGATGAATACATTCATGCCATTAAAAGATGATCCTGCTACAGAAGAATATAAAAAAGCAGGTATGTCTAAATTCACTAATTTAAATCTTGGTGATATGTTGATGGTTTTTTTCAGAGAGCCAGAAATATTAATGGAGAAATCTATATTCCTGACATTATTACAAAATTCAATAATAGAGAATGGTAAGATTGTTAATATAAGAGAGTTTGTTAAGAGTAAATATAAAGATAGATATTCTTCTGGTTCTAACTATTCAGAGATTAAAAAGAAAATGGATACAGAGGTAGAAGAGTTAAAGAGAACAAGATCTATAGATGCTATTAAAAAATTAGAGAATGGTAAATTAGTTATCCCTGGACTTGACCTTACTGATCAAACAGAAATTCAACGTTTAACAAATCTATCAAGAACAATTGCTAGAAATGCAACAGGTGGTATGTCAGATGGAGACAAAAATAGAATGGCTCTTTCTGTATGGACAAATAGCATGATGGTGTTTAAAGGATGGATTCCTAAATTGATGGATACACGTTTCTCTGAATTTAGAAAAGTAAGTGATGACTTCTCTGTAACAATAGATAATGAAGGTGTTTCCCAAGGACAGAAATATGATGTTGGTAGAATTAGACTTTTTGGAGGTGTGTTGATGAATATGATACATGATAAGTCATTTCATTTAGCAAATATTCTATCTGTAAATGATAAAGGAATTGCCCAATTAGATAAAATGTATGAGGAATACGCTAAGAAATATGAAGATAGTACAGGAAAGAAATTAACTATGACTCCTGAAGACTTTAAAGATATGATTATCAATAACTTGCGTAATCAACTAAAAGAGTTTGGTATATTAGCTTCAATGATTGGTGTAATGTTATCTCTTGGTTTTATAGCTCCTGATGATGACAAAGATAAAGCTGCTAAGAATGCACATAGATTTGCACAAAAAGTTGTTGATAAATTTATAGGTGAACTTTCGTTCTTCTATAATCCTTTGGAAATTGAAAAGTTATTAGAAGGTGGAATGTTTCCAGCAATAGGTCTTGTATCAGACTTTACTAAATTTACTAATAACTTCATGGCAGAAGTAACAGGAGAAGACTTTAGTTCAAGTACAAATACACCAGAAGAAGTTAGAAAGAAAGCTCAACCAATAAAGTATGCAATGAAGATGGCTCCTGTTACTACTCAACTTGTATCATGGTTATCTATAATAAGTTCTGATTTTGCTAAAGAATATGATGTAACTATTCCAGCTAAAAGTGGGATAAAATAATTACATCTATTGCTATATTATATCTAATATTTTTATATAACACCTTGAATATCACTTAAAAATACATAAATTTGCCCCTATGCGTACTGCTGAAATTTGCCCAACTTGTGCCACATACACCAATGCTGTATGTGCAATTTATAATGGACTCTACCTTACTAATACAGGTGTAACTCCATTAGACTCTGTAACCACTGCAATCACTAAGATTAATAATAATCTAGTGCCTATACATGGAGTGGTTGCTCCTACAACTAGTGCTGTTTATATAGGACAACTGTATGTTAATACAGCTGCCCCAGCATTATATTATGCTAAATCTGTAGGCTCTAGTGCTGCTGATTGGGTTCTTCTCACTTAATGATTAATTCTAATTTACCATTATGGATACTTCTTGTGCTGCCATACCTTGTCCAGTTATACTTAATGCTACCTGCGTATTTTACGAAGGTAACAATTTAGTATATACAGGAATTAATTCTGGGGACAATCTCCAAACTGCATTACAAAAAATTGATGCTAAGTTTGAGGATGCTGGACTAGGATATGTATTTGTTAATGGAATCATACAAACTGCTCCAGGTGTACCTGTAGGACTTGGTGGTTCTTTAATTCATGACACTACTATTGGTGGAAATTACACATTAACTTTTGCAGGTAATTTAAAGGCTACAAAATTAATAACAACAGGAGGCACATCTTCTCAATTTGTTAAAGGAGATGGTTCTCTTGATAATGGTCCATATCAACCTTCTGGTAATTATATTTCATCTCTTACAGGAGATGGAACAGCAACAGGTCCAGGATCTGCTGTTTTTACATTAGCTACAGTGAATGCTGATATTGGTACATTTGGAAGTTCTACAAGAGTTCCTGTAATTACAGTGAATGGTAAAGGGCTAATTACAGGTATAACCACCACTCTCATCACTGTTCCCTCTGGAGTTCTTATATTTACAGGAGATGTAACTGGTTCAGGACTAACAGGTTCTCCTGTAACCCTTACACTTAACCCAGTGAATGCTGATGTGTATGGACCTAATACATTTTTAAAGTTTGCTGTTAATGCAAAAGGGTTGGTAACTTCTGCCACTCTTGTTACAGCTTTTGATATTATGGGTGCTTTGGGATATACACCTGTTCCAACCACTCGTACAATATCTATAAATGGAGTAACACGTGACCTTTCTACTAATAGAACTTGGTCTGTTGGTAGTGTTACAAATGTTAGTGTAGTTGCTGGAACTGGTATTGCTGCTAGTGTAGCTGATCCTACTAATGCTCCTATTATAACTATTACTAATACAGCCCCAGATCAAATAGTTAGTATTACTAATGGACCAAATATAAGTGTTACAGGATCCTATCCTAACTTTACTATTGCCGCTACTGCTGGTTATGGTACAGTTACTTCTGTTGGTATGACAGTTCCTACAGGACTAACTATCACTGGATCACCTATCACTGTATCAGGAACATTAGGTTTAGGTTTAGATTCAGGTTATTCTATACCTACTATTAGTAATCAAAGTAATTGGAATACAGCATATAACCATTCAATAGTTAGTGCTATTGTTACAGGAACAGCAAATAAAACACTTACATTAACTCAACAAGATGCAGGAACAATATCTGCAAGTTGGACTGATTATGGTCTTACATCTGTGGGAGTTAGTATGCCATCAGCTTTTAATGTATCTAATAGTCCACTTACAAGCGATGGTACAATATCAATAACAGGTGCAGGAACTACTGCTCAATATATTCGTGGTGATGGTTCATTAGCAACCTTCCCTAGTATTGCAGGATATGTTACTAGTGTAACAGCATCTTCTCCTATATTATCATCTGGAGGAACTACTCCTAATATATCAATACCAGCAGCAACCACTTCTGTAGATGGTTATTTAACCTCTATAGATTGGAACACTTTTAATAATAAATCTAACACTGTTGGTACAGTTACATCGGTAGCTGCTTTAACTCTAGATACTGTTGGTACAGATCTAAGCTCAACAGTAGCAAATGGGACAACAACACCTGTAATAACTTTAAGTGTTCCCACAGCTAGTGCTTCAAATAGAGGTGCTTTATCAAGTGCTGATTGGATTACATTTAATTCAAAAGAACCTGCAATAGCTTCAGGTACTACTTCAGAATATTGGAGAGGTGATAAAAGTTTTCAAACATTAAATACAAGTGTAGTTCCTGAATTAACTAATTTATATTTTACTAATGCTCGTGCAATTAGTTCTACATTAACAGGATATATTAGTAGTGCAGGAATAATAAGTTCTGCTGATTCTATATTAAGTGCTATTCAAAAACTTAATGGTAATATAAGTGGATTAACAACAGGCGTCTCTAGTGTATTTGGAAGAACAGGAGCAGTTATAGCAACAGAAGGAGATTATTCTTTAACTCAGTTATCAGATGTAACTATAGCTACACCTTTAAGTGGACAAGTACTAAGATATAGTGGTTCTTCTTGGGTTAATAGTACTGAAACTTATGTAGGTACAGTGACAAGTGTTGCTGCTTTAACATTAGGAACTACTGGAACAGATCTTAGTTCATCTGTTGCAGATAGTACAACCACTCCAGTTATAACACTAAATGTTCCAGATGCATCTGCTATCAATAGAGGTGCATTAACTTCAGCAGATTGGAGTATATTTAATAATAAACAAGACATAATTTCAACAAATAGTCCAATTACATTAACAGGAACAGCTGTAGGTATAACACAATCTAGTACATCTACAGATGGTTATTTGAGTTCTACTGATTGGAATACATTTGATGGTAAACAACCACAATTGAATGGAACAGGTTTTGTTAAAGCTTCTGGTACAACCATATCTTATGACAACTCAACCTATCTAACCACTATATCTGGGATTACTGCTGGAGGTGAACTTTCTGGTACATATCCTAACCCCACCCTTCTTAACTCTGCTGTAATAGGTAAGGTGTTGACAGGACTTAATGTTACAGGTGGAAGTATTGCAGCTACAGATGATATTCTTGTAGCATTTGGTAAAGTTCAAAATCAAATCAATGGACTTGTTGGAGGACTGATTTATCAAGGAACTTGGGATGCAAATACAAATACTCCTACACTTACATCAAGTGTTGGAATTAAAGGACATTTTTATATAGTAAGTGTAGCAGGAACTACAAATCTTAATGGTAATAACAACTGGCACATTGGGGACTGGGCAGTATTTGATGGTAGTATTTGGGGATTAATTGATAATACAGATTCAGTTACATCAGTAAATGGATATATAGGAGCTGTTAGTTTAACTACAGCTGATATTCCAGAGGTTACTAATTTATATTACACTGACACTAGGGCTAGAAATGCAATTAGTGGAGGAACAGGAATTAGCTATGCTCCATCAACAGGAATCATTACTAACTCAGCTCCAGATCAAACTGTAATACTATCTAACGGAACTGCTATATCTATCACAGGAACCTATCCTAGTTTCACTATAAATAACACAGCTCCTGACCAAACAGTGGTGTTGAGCAATGGAACTGGAATATCTGTTACAGGATCTTACCCTAGCTTCACTATAACCAACACTGCACCAGATCAAATAGTTTCTCTAACTGGTGGTGGTACAACTACTATATCTGGAACCTATCCATCATTTACAATTACATCAAATGATGCTTATACAGGAACTGTAACATCTGTTGGATTAACATCTGGTACAGGAATTAGTATTGGGGGATCAACTTCTCCTATCACTACATCAGGATCTTTCACTGTAACTAACACAGCCCCTGATCAAGTGGTAGCATTAACTAATGGCACAGGAATTTCTATATCTGGAACCTATCCAAACTTTACAATAACTAACACTAGTCCATCTAGTGGTGGAACTGTAACAAGTGTAGCAGCTTTAACACTGGGAACAAGTGGAACTGATCTTAGTTCAACAGTAGCCAATGGTACTACCACTCCTGTTATAACATTAAATGTACCAACTGCTTCTGCAACAAATAGAGGTGCTTTAAGCTCTACAGATTGGACTACTTTTAATAGTAAAGAATCTGTATTAACATTCTCTTCCCCTTTAGTTAGGACAACCAATACCATATCTATTCCTGTAGCAACTACATCAGTGAATGGATATCTATCATCAACTGATTGGACCACCTTTAATAATAAACAAGCAACTATAAGTTTAACAACCACAGGAACAAGTGGAGCAGCAACCTTTATTTCAAATACATTAAACATACCTCAATATCAAGCTGCTGGTACTTATGTCACAAGTGTTACAGGGACATCTCCAATAGTATCAAGTGGTGGAACCACTCCTGCAATATCTATTCCTGCTGCAACAAATTCAGTAAATGGATATTTAAGTTCAACTGATTGGAATACTTTTAATAATAAAGCCAATGCTTTAAGTGGAACTACAAACACATTGCCTAAGTTTACAAGTGCAAGCTCAATAGGAGACAGTAATGTAAAAGATAATGGTAATGTTGTAAGTATAAATACTACAGCAGGTGGTTTTGGTGCATTACAAGTGGGTAATTACAATGGGTCTATATTAATGAATACCACTGATGCAAGTGGTGGATTGATATTCCAAAATACTTCTTCTGGTAATAAATTATGGGATTTTTCTTCCTATGGTAATGATATTAATTTTAATGAATCAGGGGTTGCTACTCCTGTAATGACTTTAAAATCAGGTGGTAATATTGGTATTAAACAAGTTAATCCTGCATATCTATTAGATGTTAATGGAACTTTCCATGCTACAGGAGCAGCAATATTTGGTTCTACATTATCAGATGGTGTGAATGTATATACACTTCCAAGTTCAACAGGTACACTTGCTTTGACAAGTGCTTTAAGTGGATATGTTCCAACTAGTAGAACTTTAACTATTAATGGTACCACTTATGACTTAAGTGCAAATAGAAGTTGGACAATCAATTCAATGGTTTATCCATCAGCAGGTATAGCTGTATCAACAGGATCTGCTTGGGGTACATCAATCACAGACAATAGTGCAAACTGGAACACAGCTTATACAAATAGAATAACAAGTCTCACTACAACAGGTACTAGTGGTGCAGCTACATTAATTGCTAATGTATTAAACATACCAAACTATAGTACAGACTTAAGTGGATATGTACCTTACACAGGAGCTACAACTAATGTTAACTTAGGATCATTTAATTTAACTTCAACTAATGTTACAGCTAATGGTAATATAACTTTATATGGCAATTTAACAGGTACAAAAACTGTTTCAAGTGGTAGTCCATATAGTCTCACTGTAACACAGAATAGTACAAATGCTACTGATACAGGTGATGGTGCTATAACCATTAGTCATATATTATCTGGAATAGGTACAGGTACAGAATTAGTAACTAGATCATTTATATTTAGCAGTGATAACCAAAGAACAGGAGGAAGTGTATTAAGTAATAGCAGGGTGCTATATCTTGTTTCCTCTACACAATCAGGAACAACAACCACCAATCTTGACCAAGTTTATATAGAAGGTGGAGCAATGATAGGTACTGTTACCAATAACAGAGGTGT